GGCGTTGGCTTTTTGGGCCATTGCTGACACGCACTATTGCGACCTGACGCTGGCCGTCAACGGATCCGGCACGGACGTGGACCCCTGGCAGTGGAGCCAGGCGATTGACTCGGGGAATGTTAGCGCCGGGGATATCGTCTACGTGCGTGGTGCGGCCACGACCACGGACTACACGTTTGCCCCGACCAACGCCAAGGGCTCGACAGGGAGTTGGATCACCTACGCGGCATGGAGCGGAGAGACGCAGCCAGCGGCGCAGTCGATCACGTTCGGCAACGGCACTAGCACGGAATACTACATTGAAGTTGACGGATGGGATCTTGACGTAGGGACTGACGACGACATTGCCACCTGGACGGTCGGCGGCTCTGAGGATGGGGCGGCGGTTCTTTTCTACGGGGCCAGCTACGCCAAGGTGGACAACTGCACTATCGACGGCCACCGGACAACCAGCGCCTTTAGCGGCGGTGATTTCGCTCCGTATGCCGGGACCAAGGCGGCGGTGTGCGTTGGATCTACCACCACCAATAAGTACATCTGGATCACTAATAATACTATCCGCTACGGCGGTGAGACGGTGCGGTGTTTTGATTCAACCGGGGAGCATCAGTACATCTATATCCAGGGCAATACGATTTCGTGGTCCTCGAATGATTGTATCAAGATTGCAGCCAACAACAATTCGACCCATCAGGCCCACATTGAAATATCGGGAAACACGTTTCAAGAGCAGCATTTTCTTCATGGCTACTACTACGTCGATGGCACCATGACAGCGGGATCTTTTTCGTCGGCCGATCAAGTCACGCTGTATAATGGAGCCACCCCGGACTCCTCGTTCATGGTGATCGGCGTGGACTCCGGTGGCGATCTATGGCTTGTTGCCGACGATTCAACAAGTACCCCAACCAGTAATTGGCCTGCAAACTGGGATAGCTACACGATCAAACTTGACAGTGACCCGGATAACAACTATTGGACGTGCCCCGCTTCGGCAGATGGGGACTATTCCCATATCGACTACGTTTCTTTGGAGGGTGGCCGCTACGTCACGGTCGAGAAAAACGTGTTCAAACTGGAGCATACCTGGGAATGGCAAGGCATGAAGGTTTCGTCCAGTAGTTCGACGGCGTACACCAACCATATCGACATTGTGAATAATCTGTTCTACGTCGATGGCGGTAACTATCGGGCCACCGGGTATGTCATTGCATTTTTGTTGGGCAGCGGCGGCCAGACCATAACAGATCTGACTTTTGCCCATAATATCATCGATGAGGCCTACCCGGCCGGACGTTCGTTGAGGGTAAACAGCGGGGTTTTGGGGTCCAACACGGTGCTGGCGAACAACATCATGAGCGGCCCAGGAGTCGAGACTGGAGACTTTACCTACCGTGACTACAACTACTGGGGCGGCTCTCTGGACACCTGGACCAAGGGCGCCAATAGCGAGGTCAATCAGGATTTCAGCGGGTACTGGACGACTCGATACAGTGACTACACCTGGGCCTCGGGAACGCAGGACCCGATAGACGCTGGCAACAACACCTACGCCGAGAGCGATGACATCGACGGCGTGTCCAGGCCCCAGGGCACCTACGTGGACTTGGGGGCCTACGAGTACGAGAGCGGCGGCGGGGGAACAACCTACTTTTTGGGAGGCGGCTAATATGCAGCGGCTAATTATACCATTTCTACTGAGTGTCACGACCTGCTTCGGCACCTTGCAGGATGTTGGGTTCATGCCGGCGGCGAACCCGACGTTCCTCCAGTATATCGACGATGCGGCGACCGTAGCCCTTGACAGCGCCACGGACGCGGCGGCGGTGGTCTTCTTGGCCCCCAAGGCCGGGACCATTACCAAGATCCACTACTCCGTTCAGGGGGTGACCGGCACGCCACCAACGTACATCGTCGGCATCGAGGGCGTCACCGGCGCAGAACCGGACGGCACCTACAAGCAGAACGGAGGCAATAACTGTACGGCTACGGTTTCGTCTTTCACGGCCAATAACGGATACCTGCAGACCCTGGACTACGGCTATGTCGCCACGGCAGGCGAACTGCTGGCGGCCACTATACGGCATTCCAGCGGGACCGCAGATGCGTCCAATTTCATTGAGGTGCGGATCGGCAGCAACTCCGCAATGATCCACGGATCGCCTGCGTCCCCCTTTGGGATTGGCTACACCGGCTCCTGGGCGGCGGCTGGGGCCTATTACGTCCCCAGTATGGCAGTCGAATACTCGGACGGCACGATACTGAGGCAGGCCCTGCCTATCGCAGATGGCGTGGAAGAGGCTCACAGTTCGACAACGACCTGGAAGGGCGTTCTCTATACGCCTCCTATGGATTGCCGGGTGATTGGCGTTATGGCGGCGATCCGTAACGCCTCCCTGGTCGACTTCGAGGTCGCCATGTTCACCGGCACCACGGAGACAACCGTCACGACAGTGGATTCTAGCGAGACTGCTGGGACCAATGCCGCGGGGGCCTATCACTTCTACCCCATCGAACCGCAGGAACTGACGGCAGACACGGGGTATCGTTTCACGATCATCCCGACCGCAGCGACGGCGTTCACCGACTGGCTGGCGTTTGCGTTTCAATCGGAGGCAATTCGCATTGCGGTCTGCGGGCCACTTGAACATACCGAATCTTCCGGCGAATCGGGCGGTGCCCCGACCGGCTGGACCGAGACTGCATGGCAGTCGCTGCTGCTGATCCCTGTGCTGGACCAGATCGACGATGGCGCGGGCGCCGGCGGCAGCAATGGCAAACCCGCGAGCGCAACTTTAGGTGGAGAACTACAAACATGAGACGGCTAATCCTACTTTTGATTTTGACCCTGGCGACCACTGCGTCGGCCCACAAGATCCCGGCAGGTTCGACCGACCAGTACATCTACTTCGTGGCGGTGGACTCCACAGATTTCCATACCCGCGAAACGGGCCTGTCCTCGTTCACCGTTTATTACAGCATCGACAGCGGGGCCGGTACGGCCATGACAACCCCGACTGTAGCAGAGACGGACGCGTCCAATATGCCGGGCGTATATGACCTGCTTATCGATGAGGCTGGCATGACTACCCTGGTGGCAGGGGAGGACACCCACGAGTTGACGGTGCATATCACCCATGCGGGCATGGATCCGGTGACGCGGGCGGTAACGATCTATCGTACCAAGATCACCGAGGGCCAAACCGTCGATGCGGCCAACGGTGGGATCGATGTCGAAACGATACGCGGCGCGGCCCCCGACTCGGCCAGCGACATCGTGAACGAGTGGGAGACGCAGAGCCAGGCCGACCCGACCGGCTTCCATGTCAACGTCATGGAACAGGCTGGGACGGCTCAGACGGCCAACGACCAGGGGGCAGACATCAACACCCTGGTCACGTACGTTGGGACTCCCATCGCCCTGGACGGCGGCTCTGCGACCCTTGGCTCCATGCTGACCAAGATCGCAGACGATAACGGCGGGGCAGATTTCGACGCGACTACAGATTCGCTCGAAAAATTGGTAGTCGGCGGTGGCGGTGGGGATGCCACGGCAGCCAACCAGGTCCTGATCCTGGCCGAGTTGGCTGAGGCTGACGCCAACAACATCACCGTCCTGGCCGAACTGGCCGAGGCTGACGCCAACGACGTCATCATCCTGGACTACCTGACGACCACAGGCGTGGCGATTGTCAACGACGGCATCACGGCAGCCAAGATTGCAGCCGATGCCATAGGGGCCTCTGAGATCGCCTCCAACGCCATCACTGTCGGGACTGAGTTTGTGGGCTTCCCGAGCAACTGGGCCAGCATGGTGATCTCTGCAGCCGGCGCCGCGGATGTCCTGGTGCAGGGCTACATGAATACGCTGCTAACTGAATCGACCGCAGGCAATATCGCCGACAACAACTCAACCTTCTGGGATAACGGCGACGCCGCGACGACCAAGACGGTTGACGATGTTGGGTCTGCTGCCGGCGGTGCTTCCGACCTGGAGGTCATTGTAAACCCATGACAACCGCCGCCCAGATAGACATCCAGTTTGAGTGGAAAGTAGCAGGCGTCCTGACCGACGTCACCAGCGCTAAACTCTCCGACGCCACCGGATCCTTTGGGGTTAAGCGGGTGGATACCGGGGAAGTGATTGTGGCCGATGGTACGGACATGGCGAAGATCGCGACCGGGACCTATCGGTACTCGTTCACGCCGGTGCAGCGCGGGCTGACGTATTTTTATTACATCGAGATCGTTGCCGGCGGTGTGACACGCCGGATTGCGTCGGTCAAATATGACCCGTACCCCTCGGCCCTGGAGATCAGTGACTTCCTTGCTACCGTCCAGAAGTCCTTCCTGAACGAGGGCCTGGTCGCGGACGACCTGGTCGACCCGCTGACCTCGACGCTGCAGCATATGACCGATGAGGGGATCCTGTTTGTGGATGTCGCCACGGGAACCTTGACGGCCAGTCAACAGTACGAGAAGGCGCCCAACGAGTACATGGGCATGTCGGCCTTAAACCTCTTCGATATGAGCGGGAACCAGAAGCCTCCCCTGACTCCCATAAAGGGCGGTTTCCGCGCATATCAGGAGGCGGTGGGCGATAGCGCTGGAGGCACGGGCCTGCCGGAATGGTGGACGTATAATTACGGCAACTTCTACCTGTACAAAGTCCCGGACGCAGCCTATCCGTATACCCTGTTCTACTATCGCGGCCATCCGAGCTATGACGGGACGATCTACTATCCGCTGCGCTTCAAGTCGGTGATCAGTCTGGGCATCAAGTTCTACTATGCCATGCAGATCGCGAACGACGAGTACGTCAAATTGTGGCAGCCGCTTTTCTTCACTCGACTGGCGTCTGTTAAAAAGTCAATCGTATATGAACCCTCGATCGTGGAGGTTTAGCAGATGGCAACCTATACCCTGAGAGTGGACACGCCGGATGGTGACACCGACAATCCGGCCCAGGCCGACGACGAAATGCGGCTTATCAAGAACGCTATAATCGAGCGCCTGGCGGTGGATCATGTCATGGTGACCTCCGCAACAGACGTCTACGATGGCGCCGACAACGGTAAGCACGACCAGGTCACTCTGATCGCGGACAACACCCCAGGCGCCGTCGCCGCCGGCGAGGGTGTTATGCATGCCGCAGCAGACGCCACTTCTGGTAACCTCGAGCTGGCCTGGACCGACGAGGACGAAGAGACGCTGCAGATCACCAAAGGCGGCAAATTCAACCTGCTGGTAGGCAACCTGCCCGACGACCAGATCAACGAGGACGCGATCGAGCTGCAGAACAACAACTACCTGGTGGCGGCGAACATTGCCGGTGACGGTGACACCAGCCTGATCAAGGCATACAAAAACGGGAGCGACGAGGAGTGCGCTATTCTGCCGGACAAGACCATGCTGGCAACAGATGCTGCGCCGGTCCTGGACCCCGACGTGGCGAATAAGAAATATGTCGATGATCGATACCAATTCGATGCTTGGACAGCTAACGACAGCGTCGGCGGCGCGATCGATTCAGCCTACGGCTACACGGCGAACGGGGATGGATTTTTCTACTGCACGATGGGCTCGAGTGGCACTGCGAGAATCTATATCGATGGCACCGAGTTCTTTTACGGCAACGGAGCTGCAGGAACCAAAAACGTGTCGATCCCGATATCCGCAGGCGAGGTCCTTACGTTTGCCGGCAGTCCGTTCTATATGTACCGCTGGAAGGGCATCAACGGGTCTAAACTGGTGAAAAACTGATGGCTGACTATGGAATACTCGCGCAGAAGCAGGGCGCGGCCAATCATATGCCGTCCATATTGATGTCGGAGGCCTTCATCAATACGGAGTCACGGAACGTCCACGAGTACAACGGGGTCTACCGCTCATTCCACAAGCAGTCTGGCGTCCTGATCGACGATGACGGGGAAGCATTTGTTGCTCCGACCGCAGTCTATGCTATCACCGGCGTGAATACCGGGACGGGCGTCTTTACGATCGCGGGCAATCATGCTAGCGAAGTGGGCTCGACGATCCGCATCAATGGCTCGACCGGGAATGACCAGGTCTACACCGTGACTGACGCCAGCGACGTTGCCGCGGACACGGAGGTCACCGTCTCCGAGACGATCTCCGACGCGACCGTCGACGGCAATTTGCACGTAGGTGCGACACAGATCCTACGCTATCACCTGTACAAGAACGCAGCGACCGGCAACGAGTATCTGCTGCTGGCCACGGCGTATCATATCCTGCTCTGGAACGAGTCGGCCAAGACGCTGACTGTCAAATTTACCTGCGGGACGCCGGCGAGCGTAGAGGGATGGTCGATCATTACGCACCGCGGTGACGTCTACGCGACCAATAACGTGGACCTGGTCCAGGTCTGGGACGCCGACTCGTCGCCGGGCTCTGCTTTTGGTGACTGTGACACTGCTAGCGGCCTGGACCTGGGCGGCGGTTCGTATTGCACAAAGGCTAAATTCCTGGGATCCTTTGAGGGCTTCCTATTCGCCGCCAATATCACGATCGACTCAACGGCCTACCCGCAGAACGCGATCTGGGACGATGGCACCGGCGCCGACACCTTTGACACGGGCGACGCCGGCGAGAAGGCCATGGTGTCGAACCCCTACCCGATCAATGGGCTCGGGATCCTCGGCCATGAGATGGTTTTCTTTCGGACCGAGGGGCGCGCTGTTATTGCCTACCTCAATACGGACAGTACGGTCTTCTCTTGGTACGACACTCAGCAGTCCCTGGGCTGCGTCGCGCCGGAGTCGATCGTCAACGTAAAGAGCGGGGACCTCTACTACCTGGCCGACGACCTGACGTTCCGGTCGAAACTGACCGGCCAGGCCGTGATGCCTCAGATTTCCTCCCTGCTGCGGAAGATGAACCGTAAGTACGCAGGCGGCGTGGCGGCTGCCTTCATGGGCGACGAGGACACTATCCTGGTCGCGATCCCTTACCTGGACGCAACCGAGAACGATCTGTTGATCGAGTACCGCATCGATGACCAGCAGGTCTACCTGCACGACATCAGTGTGGTGAATTTTGGTGGATGGTACGGCCAGGCGACTCCGACCTACACCTCGATCGGCAAGCAGTATGCAACGTACAACGAGTGGGGCGCTGCCTGGGCGACCTACAACCAGGACCTGGCGCGCGAGGGCTCAAAACTGATCCTGGTTTCCGACTCGAGCGGCAACAGCTACGAGCTGCGCCCGGGCTCCTACGACTCAGGATCCAGCCAGACGGCCTCCCTGGTGTTTGACACCACGATGGGTGACTGGAACCAGTACAAGCGACTCAACGGCGGCATGGAGCTGCTGATCAATCGAGCCAGCGCCGGCACCGTGACTGTCAAGGTCAAAAGGGACGGCGAGGCCGGCTACTCCCTGGTTGGGTCCGGCAGCTACGCGGACGCTGCAGCGCCAGAGTACGTGCGCGTCTGGATCTCGACCGACATCCGAGCAAAGCACTTCCGGTTCAAGATAGAGTCTGACTCCTACATCGAGATCATCTCGGTGATTTTCCGGCGCTTCAGAGCCGTGGACGGGGTGCGCTAATGAGCCAGCTGCCAAAATCACTCGGGATCCGGCGCGGGCTGCCGCCTGAGGAACAGCTCGAGCACTTGATCGATCGCCTGGAGTTCTTCTACGAGGTCCTGCTCAAGGAGATGGTGGCGTCGGTCACGTTCGATGAGAACGGCGACGTGGACATCCCGAACGGGCATCTGACCCAGGATGGGATTTTTGGCGGGATCGATGTACATAATGATTCTGCTGCAGCGCAATCGATCCCCACAGGCACGACGTATACGAAATGCACAGGCTTCGCGAATAACGGCCCAGCCAACGAGGTAACGCCCGACGCATCGAACGACAAAATCACGCTGACGCGCGCGGGACTCTACCAGGTGACCGTGGCGCTCCAATTTTCGTGCGGGACAAACAGCGTAGAGTGGTGGCTTGCCCCGTATTTAAATGCGGTGGAGGTTGACACGATTCATGTTAAACAAAAACTCGGCACTGCCGGGGACCTCGTTTCCGCGGCCATGGTGGGTGTCATTGATGTCGCAACCGCGCCGTGGGATCTGGACATACGTGCGCGTCACGACAACGGCGGCGCGGTCGATCTGACGATCGAATACGGGAACGTGTCGGTCATCTATCTGGGAGAAACATAATGGCAAAGATCACACTGACCATACCCGACGAGCATGTCGACCAGGTCGTCGAGAGCCTGCGGTTCCTGGCGGGCAAGCGGCAGGCTCGCGAATACCAGGGCAGCCATTATCAGCACCCGTTCAAGGTGCCAAAAAAGCAGCAGTCTGAGTCTGTGGTCGAGTTTGTGCGGCGCTACCTGTATGATAGCATCCGAGCCGACTGCAGACTCGTTCGGATGAACCAACGGCAGCAGGCGTATCTGGATGCCATCAATGCAGTACCCAAGCCGGTGGACGATATCGGCGATGACATTGTAGGTTAGGAGGCTATCATGCCTAATTTTCTTGGCGACGCAGAAGATCAGAGCGGGCACAACAACCCGATTACAAAGGCTTTTGCTAAAAAAGCCGAGGATGGCGGCGCGTTTGGCAAAGGGTTTAATCTGTTCGAGGGCAACTTCTTTGGCGGTAACGAACTGATCGAGCCGCCGGAAGTTTCCGCAGCCCGCGGCGAGCTGTACAACATGGCGATGAACCCGCAGGCGCCGCGTCGAGGGGTCGCGGACTTCGATCCCTTTGAGCAGCTGATGACGAATTACATGAAACAGTTCGCTCAGGGCGAGCCCAACCAGAACCGGCAGCTGGCCGGCGAAAAGGCGCGCGAATTTGCCGAGGGCTCCGATCCGACGCAGCTGCCGGAGTTCAAGGCGATCATGGACCTGGTCCAGCAGGCCGGCGACCAGAACCTGCGCAACGCGGGCCGCGGGCTGCGCACCCAGGGCAACGACGTCCTATCCTCACGCAAAGGGGCTGAGGCAATCGATCGACGCAACGCGGACGAGCAGGCCAAGATGGTTGCAGCGGCCACGCCTTTCCTGGAGGCCGAGCGCGGGCGCCAGTGGGCGGCAGTGACTTTTCTTGACCAGCTGGCCACCATGGAGAACAACGAGAAACTCCAGCGCATCGAGGTCGGCGATCGCGCCGGCGCAAAACTGCGCGGCATGAAGCAGCAGGTTCTGGACGAGTCCTACAATCAACAGATGGCAAACCTGGAGGCCAAGGGCAACTGGCTGATGAGCCTGCTCGGGACCAACCCCGGCGGCACTATGTACCAGAAGGGCTTCAGCGATCGCGTCCAGGATGTCCTGAACGGTGGCAAAACGGTACAGTCCACAATCAGTGGCTACTTCGGAACCTTCGGCAAGGGCGGTTCGACGGGGGCCAGTTAGGGGAAACTTGATGTCACGAGAAAGCAAACGGAGCGCCCGGTACAAGACGCTTTTGGACAAACTGCGTCAGCAGGGGGCCCTTACGACAGAGCCGGAAACTTTCAGGTCGGATGGCCCAACCAGGACGGCCACTCTTGACGAGGAGCCCCCTGTCTACGGACCGGCACCGCCACCTCCGGTCTACGGACCGGCGCCGCCGCCCGAGATGGCCATGAACCGGCCAGAATGGACGCCTCCGCAGGCGGCGCCGCAGCAGGTCGGCGCCGACATGGCCCCGACTGACGGATCCGGCATGTCCAACGGCGGGCAGCTCGCGCCTCCGACGTCTCCGATGGAGCGTCAGATGCAGGCGTACAAGCAGAGCAACTACAACGGGGCAATGGGCCGGATCCCGAAACTGGCTGCCATGGTTGGGAACATCAACTTCCGCAGATCACTCGATGCCGAGGCCATGAAGATGGGCGCCGCCGGCGCGAGCCAGGAAGAGATCGATTGGTTTACCTCCTCGGCGCTGATGAAACGAGCCGAGCGCGACCAGCACATCTCGCCGGCCATGTACAAGCGGGAGCGCCAGGTCGACAAGATGAGCGCCGACCGATCGATGCGCGGCCAGGCTATGAGCCAGGCCGAACTGTCGACCATGGACCGCCTGCTGCCGACAGACAATCGAGAGACGCAGCGGAAGGTCCCCCTGGAGGCCTATGGACCGGACGGTGAGAAGGTTACGTTCTACGTCCCGCAGGACCAGCAGATCATTGCCCGCGAGCAGCTCAAGGAGGCCGGCTACAGTCCGACCCAGACGTTCGATGCATCCAAACCGCCGAACGAGAATGATCCGCGCTTTGAGAGTGTCCTGCAGGAGGCCGGCAACGCACTGGCCCAGGGCGCGGACTACGACGATCTGCGCGTCCGATTGGACGAGGTTATCAGTAACGAGTTTGATCCACGCCTGCAGCAGACTGCGCAGATGTACCTGCAATACCGCCGCGATCTCAACGGGTTCATGTCCCAGGTGGACTCCGGCCAGCTGGGGCGCGACAAAGCGATCCTGCAGATGATCTCATCTTACGGGCCAGACAGGGCTAGCGAGATCCGAGAGATTTTGTCGGCTATCCGCACCCCGAGCGAGAGAGAAGCCGCCGCAGCACTTCTGGATGGATAACCGATGGCATATTTTGACGATCTGATCCCAGGCAAAACGTCAGGACGAAACCCTACCAAACAGGGACAAACCCTACCAAACCCTACCAAACCCTCCAGGGGAGAAAAGGGGGGAGAAAAAAGGTCGGATTCCAGGGAGGATTCCAGGCCGGATCCCCCCGGATCGTCCGCACGTAAAACGGGCCGGTTCAGTGACTTAGTGCCATCCAAAAAGGTAGGATTCCAGGGAGGATTCCAGGGCGGATTCCAGGGGAGATTTACAGAAGAGGCCGCGGCGGCCGTCGCAGAGCCCAGGACCAAGCCGATCCAGACACCCGGCACCCTCGAGGGTGACCAGCCGTTCAACCCTGACGTCGAGTCCCTGGGCCCCAAGTCTGTGGCCGTGGTGGATCCCGCCGGCGCGCCGGTCCACCCGTTCGATGAAGGATCCTACGAGGGGCACATCAAGGAAGCCGCCAAGGCCCTCGAGCGCGGCGGCCTGAAGGCATTTTCTGGCCTGGCCGATACCGTGGCCACCTTACTCAAGTCGGGACCTGACGACGGGCCCAACCCGTTCTACTACCAGCCGGGCGGCGGCGCCGCGGCCATGAGCCAGACCGAGATCGAGCAGGCCAACAAGGAAACCGCGATCGACATGGATCACCTGGCGACGCTGCTCTTTGAGGACGCACAGCGCCCCGAGATCGCCGCCGGAAAAGGGGGCAGTTTTGGCCCCCTTAAATACCTGACACAGGCCATCTTTGAGACGGCCCCCATGATGAGCCTCTCAGGCGCGTCCGCTGCCCTCCTGGGGCCCGCCGGCGCCTTTGTGGTATCCAACGCCATCGAGGGTAATGAGGTCTACCAGTCGTCCCGTGCGGAGCTGCTGGAGATGGGTTACTCCGAGGTGGAGGCCGAGAAAATCGCCAGGATCGAGCAGATGGTTGCCGGGCCCATCTCGGCCCTGATCGAGGTCGCCCAGGTCGGCGGCGCCCTGAAAATCGGTAAGAAGGCCGGGCAAAATGCTGGCCGGCTGCTGGCCAAGGGCATTACCCGCCGCAGCGCGATCGAGGTATTCGAGGCCGGCGCCGAGATTACGAAGGATCAGTTCAAGGAATCCATGTGGAATGGCGTCGAGGAGGTCCTGCAGTCTCTGACCAAGCAGGGGGCCGCTCACTGGGGCCACGGGGCCGAATGGACCCTGGACACCCTGCCGATGGAGTTTGTCGGTGGCGCTGCTGTGAGCCCCTTCCTGGCCGGCGTAGGCGGTGCCAAGGCTCTGGCCGGCAACCTGCAGGCCGAGTCCACCCAGAAGATTCTGACCGACAAGTACGAGTCTATGCGCCAGGCCTTCAGCCAGATGGAAGGCCAGGCCCCGGTCATGACGACCCAGACCAACGAGGATGGCTCCACGACCTACACATTCCGCGACCCAGTGGCCGCCGAGGCCGTGTACGAGGAGTCAGTGCGCCGGGCAGACGAGGCTGGCCGCGAGCTGAACGCCGTTCTGGAGGGCAATATCCTGACCGTGGGCGGCCAGGTGGAGCTGATCAAGCCCGACCAAGGCGTGGGCCAGCCCGTGGAAGAGGTCGTAGACGCCCCGGGAACGGTCCCCCTGGAGGACACAGTAGCCAAACCCGGCGCGGAGGTCCTACCGGAGGGGTCGACCCCCCAAACGGCTCAGGAGGCCGTACAGGAGCCCGCCGTACCGCCAAGTAAACCGGCCCAACCGCCAAGTGAACCGGCCCAACCGCCAAGTAGCGAGGCTTTAAAGCCTGTAACCAGCCCCAAGACGACGCGCACACTGGATACGGCCCTGAAAGCAGGGGCCATTGACCCAGGGGCCCACGCGGTCGGAACGGTCCTGGTTCAACAGTACGACGTCGACCAAGACACCGCCCTAGAAGTCTCAGGAGAACTCCATGTCCTCGCCAACGAAGAAGCCGAAGCCCGAGGCCTGCCAACTCTCACAGACGATGGTATACGTCGACAATGGCAAGCCAAGGGCTCTACTCGTAGCGAACTCGATCCAAGTACAGGAGTGCTTGAAACCGTCATCAAGTTATATCGAGGTGCGGACGCTGACACCGTCGTCCATGAGTGGTTCCATCGAGGGTTCAACCGTCTCAGTTCCGTAGAGCAGAAACTGTTCCAGATGTACGCCAAGGAGCGAGGGATCGCCAAAGAGGCCGACGTCCGCGAGCTGTTCGCCAACGAGGGCCGCGACTGGTTCTACAGCAACAAATTCCACGAGGACGCCGGCAGCATCCGCAAACTGTTCGGCAAGGCCCGCCAGCGCCTCCGCGCCTTAATCGGCAGGATCCGCAAATTGCGCGGCGCGACCATCGACCCCAAGATCGAGGAACTGTACCTGCAGGCCGCCGTTGGGACCCCGCAGAAAAATGCAGAAAATTTACAGTTGACTCCCGAGGGTGCCGATGGTACAGTCAGTACACAAACGGGCCGCTCGGCCAGGAACGCCAGTCCGATCCAACCTGCTCCGGCAGGCGTGACGACCTCGGGAAAGTCGAGCGGCCCAACTCCTGCGCAAGCCGTGGCCCTGGACAAAGTGAAGGTTACTGGTGACGACTCCCACGGAAACATCAACGCCCCAGAGGTGATCGTCGACTACGAGGTCGTCGAGATGGACGCCTGGGAGGCCAAGTTCCGCAGTAGCAAATTCGTCAAGGACAACTTCACCGAGGCCGAGATTGACGACTTTGTCCGAGGCCTGCGGAAAACCCGCGAGATATTCCAGGACGACTTTTCCCGGCTGCCCATGGCCGAGGTCGACGCCAAGACCGGCAGCCCGGTGAACCCCCTGCGATCGAACGACGACCTGTACGGGTTCACATTTGACCTGACGACTCTGTGTCCGCAGCAGGACGCCTACGTGGCCAATATCAAGGCCTACGAGGACGAGGTCGGCAGGATCCTCTCGCCCTCTGAGCGGTTCCTGGTTGGCGCCATGATGAACGAGTCCGGCGAGGTCCCCTCCTGCTGGTATTGCTACGGGCAGACCGGGCGCGACCTGTACGAGTGGACATTCCACGAGACGGCCCGCCGGATGAACTGGCTGGCCGAACAGTATCGCGCCGGCAAGATCGAGCCCGGCAAAACGCCGACCAAGGCGCAGCTCAAGGGTTCGATCTGGGGCAAGTGGAGTAACGACGGCCAGGCCGCCACGTATGTGGCCAACAACTTCAACGAGATGGGGCTGGTGGACGGCAAGGTAATGCTGGACATCTCCAAGGGCCGGACAACGCCCACGAGCCCCGACCAGGCCGCCATGGCCAAGACCGTGGCCGGCATTGTCCAGGCCGCAGCCAAGAGTAACAAACCCAAGGGGTACGCCCCCTTCCAGATGCAGCTGTTTGCCAAGTACGCCAATGCCTCCGGTCGCGCCGCGATCGACAAGGCCAACAAGATGGGCGGTATGCGGATGAACAGCCAGTCCGACTTCCGGCCCTGGTACGTGATCGACACCGCGCAGTTCGTCGGCGCGGCCCAGGCGATCAACAGCAAGGCGCATGTCTTTACCCGGGTGCCGGAGTTCGTCGAGATATTCGGCAAGACCGGCATGAAATTCAATCTGTCAGTGGAGTACGCCCAGGACGAGAACGGGGACATGGTATTTGACACTGACGGCAAGCCGCTCTGGAACGACATGAACGGGTTCCCAAAGGCCGAGGCCCTGAAGTATCGTCGGCGTAACAGCCGCGACGTTGGGACTATGCTGGTAGCGTATAACGACGAGCAGGTGCTTTACGCCCTGAAGGATCCGCAGATCGATATGGTAATTCCGTTCCACCGCGGCAGCGTCAAAGCCGGCGTGACACTGGCCAACAAGGCGACCGATTTCACCAAGCAGCAGCACGAGCACTGGGACAACGCCAACGTGCCGGAGATCGCCAAGGTGCTCGGTGTCACCATGCCGGAGCTGCGGAAGTTCGCCCTGGACAATCGGACCAGCCCACAAAAGAAAGAGATCAAGAGCGCCAAGAACATCAAGAAGCACCTGGGCGACGACGTCAAGGGCCCGTGGGAAAAACTCACCGACGCGCAGCGGGACAAGGTCCTCGAGGGATCCCTGAAGCCGTCCGACTACAAGTTTGACATCACGCGGGAGCATCATAAGTCTGACCGGCGCACGTACCTGAAACTGGTTGACCGGCTGGGCATCGATCCGCGCTTCAAGGAGTGGAAAAACAAAGCCGGCTATATGAAGGTCGTCAACGACATCGCCCGCAACCCCGAAGACTCCCGGGTCCTGGACTCCAGCAAGATCAACTGGCGAGCTGCGCAGCGCTACCTGGACAAATGGATCAAGAGCGGTGATGACGCGATCGTCACCAAGGCCAACCCGGCCATGCTGCAGCTGATCCGCGAGCGGTTTGCTGAGCGGGAATTCCACGGCGGCGGTGACTGGCGCATCAACAAGCCGACAGCGATGAACAAGGTTCTGCTCGAAACAGTCAACAAGCGTATGGACGATTTCGAGAGAGAGTCTACAGACATCATGGGCGAGGACCTGCAGGTCGAGGAGTACATCCCCTCCCAGGCCGAGCAGGACACCGCGACCAAGACCTCCCGACCTGGTGGCGTCGGCGGTCGCGTCCCCCGGGTGATCCAGGCGGCCCTCGAGCGGGTCCAGAAAGGTGAATCGGTCCTGAACTACGGAGCCGGCAAGGTCAACAAGGCCGGCACCATCCCCCACGCCGAGCTGCTCAAGAAGGCCGGCGGCAAGGTCACTAACTACGACTTCCCCGCGAACAGGACCAAAGGCGTACACGATCCCGACGCCCTGTACCGGCAGTACGATCTGGTGATCGCCTCCAATGTATTGAACGTCCAGAGCAACCTGGCGATGATGGGCAGCACGCTCAACCAGATCGCGGCCAGCACCTCGCCCGGCGGGCGGGCGATCGTGAACTATCCCAAGAGCCCCCGCAAGAGTGACATCTCGCCGGTGCAGCTGGAGGACATGCTGCGGCAGCGGTACAAGACCGTCGTCAGGATCGGCGGCACCAAGCAGGAGCCGGTATTCCAGGCGGCGCTGCCCGCCAAGGGCGAGGACTACCAGATCGAAGAGTATTTCCCGAACCGCGTAGAGCCGGAAGAGAAGGCCCGGCTGCGCATGAAGTTCGAGGCATCAGCCCTGGCGGCGAACCTCGACCACTTCCTGAAGCAGGTCGGCTTGACGTCGGCCTCGAGCCCAGGCCGGCGCAGCTGGGAGCAGGACATGGAGGAGGCGATGCGAACCGGCAAGGTTGCCAACGCGATCAAGATCGCTCGCAAGATTTACGACGACCCCAGGGGTCTTACGAGCGTCGAGAGCGCGGCCCTGGTGATGCGCAAGGCCCAGCTGATCAACGAGTACAATTCCATGGTGGCTGCCGCGGAGGGACAGACCGACACTGGCGAGCTGCTCATGACGTCCAAGGAACTCCTGGAAGCGGAGACGGAGATCGAGGAGATTTCCGTCGCGCTGCGGGTTTCCGGCACCGAGCGCGGACGAGCCCTGAACAGCCAAAAGGTGATGGTCACCGAGCAGTACGACCTGGCAACGACGTTGAACCTGGCCAAGGCCAAAAAGGGCGAGGCCCTGACCGAGGATGAGCGGCTCAAGTTCAAGGAGCTGACCGACAAATTCGAGAAGATGGAGCGCGAATACGAAGCGCTGCGGCAGTCGACGACGCAGGCACGAGCTGAGCGAGCTGTGATGCGCGGGTCCATGAAGCGCTACACCAAAATGGACAAAGCCGCAAAGGCCAAGGAGCGTAACGCCCTGGTCGCGGAAATAACGGCAATGAATGAGGGCGGCTGCTGATGGCGATAAATTGTGATCCATACGCGCAGAAGATGTACCAGCTGGCAATGAACCTGGCCAGCGAGGACGGGGTCAAGAATCTCGACGACGTCGTGACACGCATGCAGGTCCTGATCCCTGGCGTCAGTCGCGAGGGCCTGGTCGACCTGGTCATCGAGGCACACAGCAGTACCCAGAAAACTACGCAGGGAGTCCTGGACGTTCTGCAGGCCGTCCGCAAAGAGATGGGCCAGGACGCCGCGCTGCGCAAGCAGATCACCGAGCTGGAGGCCTACCTCAAGAGCGGCAAACTGCCCCGCAAGAATCGCAAAAAGGGAGCAGCGCCGCCGGACGCGATCGCGGAACTGCGGGCCATCCGCAACCAGCTCAAGAAGCATCTGCACATCTCAAAGCCGGCAGTAAGGGAGCGGCTCGAAAAGAACATCAACCGGCTGCAGGAACGGATCCGCACTGGGGAGATTGCGCCCAAGACTCGCGAGGATCATATCACGGGAGATGCAGAGCTGGAGCGGCTGGAGTATCAGCGCAACCGCCTGGCGAAAGAGATTCGGCAGGAGCAGCGGGCCCTGGAACCCAGGGGGCTCTGGTCGACGGCTGAAGATGTCGCCGGCGTAGTGCGAGCCATCAAAACCTCCTATGACCTTTCAGGCCTCCTGCGGCAGGGTGGCTTCATTGCGATCGCTCACCCGGTGCGCGGCGCCAGAGCGGTCCCCGCCATGTTGGCTGCTTTCAGCTCGGACGAGAAGGCCTACAAGATCAACGACAAGATTCTCAACCGGCGAAATGCGCCGCTGTACGCCAAGGCCAAATTGTACCTGGCGCCCCTCGAGGGAGCCAGCATGAACAAGCGGGAGGAAGCCTACTCCTCCCGGATGCTGCCGACGCTCGAGAAGTTCCTGCCCGGCCTGGCCGGTAGCGAGCGGGCGTACATCACGGTCTTGAACAAACTGCGGGCTGACTCGTTCGACTCGATGGTCGATGCCCTGGGCGGGCCCGCCGGCGTGACCAAGGAACAGGCCCAGGCGATTGCAAACTACGTGAACATTGCCACGGGTCGCGGCGACCTCGGTAAGTTTGCCGGAGCTGCCGAGGCGCTAAACACCGTCTTCTTCGCGGCCCGGTTCACGACGTCCCGGTTTCAGCTATTGACCATGAACCCGCTGCGCAAGGGTTCTGGGATCCGCAAGCAGGTCGCAGCAGAATATGTCCGGTACGGGCTGGGCTTGTCGACGATCATCTCTCTGGGTGTCCTGGCCGGCGCTGACTGGGAGTGGGATACGCGCAGCAGTGACTTCGGCAAACTGCGCATCGGCAATACGCGCCTGGACCTTCTGTCCGGCATGGCGCAGACGGCCACGATTATCACGCGGACGTTCGTCGGTCAAACCAAGAGCAGCTCCACCGGGGCGGTCACGAACCTGCGCGGGCCCGACAGGAAGTATGGGCGAGACGGTCCGTACCAGACGGCAGCCCGTTTCCTGCGGACCAAGTTTTCGCCGGCGGCCTCGTTCGCCGTGGATGTTTTCTGGGAGCAGAAAAACGTTGTCGGTGACGAGATCATGCGCGACGAGGAAGGCAACCTGGACGCCTGGGTCGCCAGCAAATACCTCATGTCTCAGTTTGCCCCGCTGGCACTCTCTGACCTGCTTGATGTCGCCGAGGAGCAAGGGGTCGCCAAGGGGGTTGCCCTGAACGCCGTGGCGCTTCTGGGGATCGGCATGCAGACCTACGGGGAGCACATCTCGACAATCTCGGACGCCGAGCTGCAGGCTATGTACCGCAAGACCGTCTACAAGGACACTGAACAGAATCGCAAGTTAGGTCGGGTTGGTTTTCCCACGAAATCGGGCCGCGAGCTGTATGCTGCCGTAAAAAAAGAGAAGGAGCGGAGGGCGAAAGAGCGTAAGTCCAGCCAGTAGCACGCTCTGCGCAATGCAGAAAAATTTATGGAATCCGCTTGACGTGCCGATAAGCGCCTGTATGATAGAACACATGGCACTAGCAACCAGATTAAAAGTTGAGCAAGTATCAGTCAGACCGAACCGCAAGAATCAGGACGTGTTTAAGTGGCTGAGACGGAAGGTCCGCAAGGGCGCTTTTGTCTCAGACATTGTCGTTGATGCTTTGCGGGCTGCGATGGCTGCAGAGGAGCAATCGAAGTAACGTAAACTACGAGGTCACAATGTTGACGGCTGCCGCCTATACGATACAACGGAGTACTCCTAATGGAACGGAATCCGCTAATCCCTCATCCGCTCTCGGTGGCAGCCGGCGGGTGGGGGATTTGTTTTTGACACCCGCAACGTCACTCGCGTTGTTATCATGGACGACTGGAACGGCAAGGATGCCATTTTTTGTGCTTACTTTGGAGGCCACCGCATGCACTAAGACCAAACGCGCATTACCATTAAGGACTTTACCAAACAAGCGCAGTCTTCCCAAGGGGGCTGCGCTGTTTTTGCAGGAAGGAACCATTGTGAAGACGCTAATTATTTTGTGCGGGATCCTTGTTGTGATTACCGCTTTCTTGGCTGGCACCCTGGTGATCGCGCGTTTTTGCGATGCCTACGAGCAGGCCAAAGAGTCCGGTGCAGTCAAGACCGGCAAAAACTAACGCCTTACTATTGGGAGATAGGACATGGCACTCACAGAAATCCAACTCGTTGAACTCAGTGACAACCGCGAACTGCAAGCCTTCACCGAGGGCGGGATCGACCAGGTCATCGGCTGGATCCAGGAGCAGGTAGCAGACCTCCCCAAGACCGCCGACAATCCAGGCGATCGCAAACTCATCAAGAGCGGAGCGTACAACATCGCCCGCGCCCGAACCATCATCGACAATAAGGGCAAGGACCTTGTCGCCGACTGGAAGCGCCAGGCCAAGATCGTCGACGCTGCCCGCAAGAATGCCCGCGACACCCTGGAGGCTCTCCAGAAGGAAGTACGGGCCCCGCTGACGGCTTGGGAGGCCGAGCAGCAGGCCATCCTGGACGCAGAGGCTCTCAAGGAAGAGATCGCGGCGCTGTGGGATGACGCGCACCAGCTGAACAAACTGTTCGACATGGAGGCCGCCGAGAAGGCCCGCCTGGAGAAAGAGGCCGCCGAGAAAGCCGAGGCCCAGCGTCAGGCCGAGATCAAGGCCGCCAGCGAGGCCGCAGCCAAGGCCGCCAAGGAAGAGGCCGAGCGCATCGCCAATGAGAAGATCGCCCGCGAGCAGGCCGCCCGCGAGAAGGCCGAGCAGGACAAGAGGGACGCTGAGATCGCGGCCAACCTGGCCAAGGAAAACGCCGCCCGCGAGCTGCGCGAGAAGGAAGCCGCCGAGAAGGCCGCAGCCGAGCGCAAGGCCAATCACGCCCGCCACCGTGCCAAGGTCCTGCGCGAGGCCACCAAGAGCATGGAGGCCGTAGTGCAGCAGATCAAAGACGGCGGGACGTTGGACGTGGACAGCGTCGACCTGATCGCCGAGCATATCGTCAATTCGATCGCGCAGGGCGCGGTCAAGAATATCCGCGTTGATTTTTCTTAGGAGATGGGACATGCCCGCAAAGAAAACCACATCCAAGAAAACCGGGGCCGCCATCGATAAGGCGGCCCCCGCTCCGTTGGCACTTTCGCCGACTGAGCAGCTGATGGCCAAGGCCGTCGAGCAGGGCAACCTGGACATGGTCAAAGAGTTCATGGACCTGCGCGATCGCGAGGAGGCCAAGCAGGCCCGCCTCGACTTCCTGGAGGCCATGGCGACATTCAAGAAGGACCCGCCGGCCGTTGCCAAGGACAAGCACAACCTGCAGTACAATTCTAACTACGCCTCCCTGGAGGCCTGGCTCAGTGCCGTCACGCCGGCGCTGGCTGCGCTGCAGCTGTTTGTGTCCTGGGATCAGACGCAGGACCCGCAGACGTCTCAGATCAGCGTGACTTGCACTGTGACCCACCAGAACGGGCACAAGGAATCCACCACAATGGTGGGCCCCCCTGACAACAGCGGCAAGAAGAACCCGCTGCAGATGATCCGCAGCTCCAACACGTACTTGCGCGTCGGCACCCTGGAGTCGATCCTGGGCATGACCTCGGGGCTGTTCTCCTGCAACGACGACGGCAACAGCGGCACCGGGGAACCGGACGCGCTGTACGTCGGCGACATGCAGATCGAGCGTATAGAGCTGTTGGCCAAAAACACCAAGTCTGACCTGGCTGACATTATGGAGTACGCCCAGGTCAAGGCCATGGATGAGATGACCATGGCGCAGTACAAGGACGTCGTCGGCCTGCTGGAAATGAAGGCCAAACAGAATGGAGGTGCCTAGTGCCACCAGTCATCATCACGGATATCGAACAAGGAACCCCTGAGTGGCACCGGCTGCGGCTTGCAATTCCCACGGCCTCTAATATCGATAAGATCGTGACCTCTCAGGGCAAACGATCCACGCAGGCCGGGAAGTATATGCAGGTCCTGATGGGTGAATTTGTCACGCAGAAGCCGACCGAGAACAAATCGTTTCGGTTCATGCAGGAGGGGCGGGAGAAGGAGCCCACGGCCCGCGCCGCATACCAGATTGTGACCGGCAGCAAGGTCCAGCAAGTGGCTGTGGTCTACGCGGACGAGCAGCGGGTTGTTTCCTGCAGTCCAGACGGCCTGGTAGGCGAGGAGGGCGGCCTGGAAATCAAGTGCCCGATTCCGGCCACGATGTACGAGTACGCCATGGCCGACAAACTGCCGACCTGCTACAAGGTCCAGGTCCAGGCGTCGCTCTGGATCACAGGCCGGCCCTGGTGGGACTTCTGCTGCTACTGCCCGGGCTTCCCCTTGTTCATCAAACGCATCGCCCGTGACGCCCAACTAATCAGTTATATCGCAGCGGGCGTGAATCTATTCAACCAGGCGCTGGCCAAAGAGAAGGCCGCTGCTGAGCACCTACTGCCGGAGGATCACCCGTGGCTAACACGCAAGAAGAACTGACGATGGGGACATTGCTCCATGCAAATTATCTCGCCATGATGGAGTTCATGGCGAGTCAGCAGGTTTACCTGGAGGCCAAGACGGACATGGGTAGGCGAGCCGCTGCCAAGACGCTTGACGACGCCGCCAAGGTCTTGAAAGAGTCAATGCTGCTGGCTCGTGTCGCCCTGGTGGAGAGTGGACGCTTAAAACTGGAGGACCACAATGGCAACCTACCAAGTTAGAGAGATTATCGACGACCAGCCAACGTTCGACAAGCCGCTGCAGGAGATCCTGGGGGACTTGAAGATCGGCGGGGCCATCAAGGTCCTGACCCCGCTTGAGTACCATACGACCCGCCAGAGGGCCTGGTACAAGGGCCCCTGCCTGAATGGTCTGTCCGACTGGACCGGCGACTCGCGAGAGTACTGGGACCGGAAACTCAAGGCCACTTGCGACGGGGACAAACTGCTCAAGCGCGACACCTTCCTGGACGAGGGTGGCAAACCCTGTACCCGGCTCACGATCGTGGGCGTGGGCAAAAAGAATATGACCGCATTTATCAACCGGATCATCGAGGAAGCCATCACGCAAGACTGGCAGCTGACTCCTCCAGATCCTGACCTGAGGAGCTAACGGAATGGCATCGTACAATAAAGTACTTTTGATGGGTAACCTCACGCGGGATCCGCAGCTGAGCTACTTGCCCGACCAAACCCCGGTGGTCAATTTTGCCGTGGCCACCAACAAGACCTGGACGGCGACCGACGGGTCTAAACGCGAGAAGGTCTGCTTCGCCGAGTGCGCCGCGTTCGGCAAAACCGCGGAGAACATCAACAAATATTGCTCCAAGGGCAAGCCCGTCTTCGTCGAGGGCGAGCTGGAGCTGGACCAGTGGAACGACCAAGCCACTGGCCAGAAGCGATCTCGCCTAAAGGTGCGGGTCTTCCTGTGCCAGTTCCTGCACTCGGCGCCGCCGAACCCTGACCGCCCCCCGCAGAATCAGTATCGGCAGCCGGCACCCCAGCAGCAGGCAGCGGCCCCGACCCAGTCCGCTCCTGCGCCGGCGCCGCAACAGATGACGTTCGAGCAGAAGTATGCCCAGATGTCGCCGGAGGAGCGGGCCCGCGTGGACGCGGTGATGGGTAGCATGGGTGGCATGGGAGCCAGCGCAACGAACAACGCGCTGCGCGATGCTTTCCCGCAGGATGACGGCCCGCAGCAGGCCAACGTGGCTCCACATCAGCCGGAGTCCCATGTGCCTTGTGATGAAATTCCCTTTTGAGGACAAAGGAGGTCCAGAATGAAGATTTGTATTCATTGCCACCAAGAGAAGCCATTGGGCGAATACTACAAGCACCCAGGAATGGCTGATGGGCGTCTAGGGGCCTGCAAGGTTTGTTGCCGCGAGCGTGCGCGTAAGAATAACCAGCGACCGGAGGTCCGACAGCGCGATCGTGAACGCAGGCGAGGCGGCAGGGACAAGAAGCACGTTTCCCGCATGAGGCAATGGCGAAAGGACCATCCCGGCAAGGCAGTTGAATACAACCGGAAATACAGAAAGAAATATCAGCACAAAACCCGCGCAGGGGGGGCCGTGCGGCGAGCGATTCAACGTGGGGAGATTGTTCGTCCTGACTGGTGCTCTTGCTGTGGGTTAATTGGGCCCGTTGAAGCCCATCACGATGATTACGAAAAGCCGCTTGACATCCGTTTCCTTTGTTCATCTTGTCATGGGCAGACTAAATGGATTGAAGATAAACAAGCGGCCTAATGTCGCCTATCTCCGGCTCCCCCAGGGACCAACAGCCCGCCGTGGGCCCCCTGGGGGGGCATATTTCAGGAAGGATCCGCGCATGCCAAAAACAGACCGCAACGACAAGTACAGGTCATGGGCCAAAGGCCACGCCTGCACCCTCATGCTCGCCGGCTGCAACCAGGACCGGGAGACAACCGTTTTGCACCACATCAAGGTCGACGGCACCGGGCTCAAATGCCCCGACTGGTTCGGGATCCTGGTCTGCTCGAACTGCCATGCAGAGTGTCACAACGACGAGGAAAACTCCGTCCGGCCCCACCCGTCGGAATTCGAGTTCCTGCAGGTCATAGCATTGCGCCTGACGCTGCAACTGGCCATGGCCGAGGGAATCATCGACTTCGACCCCAAAAGCCTCATAGCCTTCCGTGCGGTTTTACAGGAGGCCTTCACTCAGGGGGTCCTCTCATGGAAGTGATGACCGGCGGTTTTATAGTGTTAGAGCGCAAAATCTTGAACCACTGGATCTGGAAGGATCCCGAGTATTTGCGGGCCTGGCTCACGATCCTGCTGAACGTCAACTATGAGGATCAAAAGGTCCTGATTGGCGGCCAGTTGTTTCTGTGTAAGCGGGGACAATCCCTCCGTTCTATGGCTTCCTGGGCCGCCCTTTTTGGCCCTGAGTGGGATCGGTCGAGAACCCGCCGTTTCTTCGCGTTATTGAGGGGTGACGAAATGATCGACCATGTGGGGACCGGGAATACGACCACCTTAACGGTAGTCAATTACGATACTTATCAAGACATGCGACCACGCGGCGACCACCAATCCGACCATCCCGCGACCACCCCGCGACCACAAAGGAAACCAGTTAAACCAAGGGATACTAAAGTATCCCTAAGAGGAGAGTGCCGTAAGGAATCCGCTCCGACTGCTGGGACGCGACACCAGGCGATCCAGGAGTACTGGAACTCCATGGACCGACTGCCGGCGTGTCGCACGATAAGCAAGTCCCGAGCAGCCAAACTGGCGGCTAGGTTCAGGGAGCCGGAGTTCGCCGAGGGCTGGAGAGAGATCATCCACCGGATGAACGAGTCCGACTTCCTGACCGGGATCAACGATCGTGGGTGGAAGGCCGACTTCGGCTGGTTGGTGACCAACGACGAAAACTACGTCAAGGTCCTGGAGGGCAAGTACGACAACACCCTGAGCCTGGTGGACCTGAAGAAACAACAGCGGGAAAAAGAAATCGCGGCGCAGGATGCCCGGCTCAAAGCCAGGGCCGAAGCCCGCAGAAAGAGGTCGAACAATGCTTGACACTGACTGGGATAGGATCAAAGGCCAGCTGAGGAGCCTGTGGCCCCTCTGGACGCCCTCGGACGATGAACTCGACATCTGGGCCCGCCGGCTGCAGCACCGGGAGTACGAGGCTGTGACGGCTGCGGTCGAGGCCGCCTATTGCGACCAGGGCAAAGCCTACCGGCAGCCCGACATGAAGGGCGTCTTCAAGGCGATCAAGGAAATGCCCGCCGAGGGAGGGGTCAATACGCCCGCCGAGGCGCAGGTCGTTTTCAAGTGCGTATGCCTCGAGGACCGCTTCCGGCCCTTCAAGGTCGGTCAGCGCCTGATTTTCTGGGCCCCGAACGCCAAAGCCGTGCCGGATCCGCAGCGGGCCATGCAGTACGCGACCGACAAATGCGCTCAGCTGAGCGAGGTAGAAGGCATCACATGGGGCCTGGTATTGACGGAGAGCGGCGATCTCGACCAGGGGGCTCCCGCAGCACCCCCTTTTGACCAAACGGCTCTACGGGGCGCACAGGCCCTCAGAGAGGCAGAGGCGATAATCGCCGCCGGGGACGACTCTCCGGCCCGCCGGTTCCTGGAGAAGGTCTACCGGAAGAAGGCGAGCGAACAGCGCTCCGTCGCCCTCGGCGACATGCTGGGCGCAGATTACCAGGAGCCCAGCGCTGAGCAGCGCCAGCTCCGCAAGCAACAGGTCATGAAACAACTGGGGGCGGGCGTATGACCGGGCAGGGGCATATCCATGTTGACACCTACGTCCTGGACGACAAGATCCTCCAGGACATCGCATCAGACGATTCTGTGGGGATCCGGCGGGCGTTCCACCGCTCAATCCTCGATACCCGGGAGGCTCAGGTCAGGGCGGCCTTGATCTCTCTGGGATGGACACCGCCGCCCGACAAGGAGATAGATCATGGTGGAAACAAGAGCTGAGATCGTGCTTGTTCTCAAGGAGGCCCGAGAGCTCGCGGAGAGGCTGTTTGCCGATGCGGCCAGCAGGCCTGTGATGACCCTGAAGGGGATGCCGCGGGAGAGGCTGCCGGCGAAGTACTACCTGGTCGTCAGGCGTGGCGAATTGATCCTGCACCACGAGAAGTACGGCCAGGACACGCTATACGCTTCACTGACGCAGATGAGCAAGGAAGGTCTGAGCGGTCATGATTGGGACGCTCTAATCGAGGGCTGCGCGGATTATATTCTGGAGCAGAAAGATGGCGTTCGCAAGTCTCAATAAGCCGACCAGGGTAAACTTCCCGGGCTTCTACGACGAGGTCGCGCAGCACCTGGGCAAAATGCGCAACGACACCAATCTGCAGCTGATGGCGGCGCACCCGCAGTACAGCCGGCCAAAGCAAAACGTCGAGGTCAACATCCTCGGAGTGCGAGCGGAACTGGTCGCTCGGTACGCGCTCTACCGCGAGGGGATCCAGTACGACGCGCCGCGCCTGGTCGACGAGCGTCCCGTGCCCGGTCCTGACCTCTACGTGGGCCAGACCGCGGTCGATGTCAAAGGGGTGCCCCCGGGCAAGAATTACCTCTCAGTGAACGATCAGGCGCACGAAAAACAAAAGGGGATCGACATGTACCTGTTCGTCCATTTTCTCGGGCCGTGCGGTGTTGCCGACCTCTACCTGGTCGCGCACGACGTCGTTACGAGCTGGGGCAAACGCCAGTTGCGTTACACGCCGGCCTACTGTTACGATCTACCGAAACGGGGCTAGGATGCCCCTCCACTTTTTCTTGAAAGGGTTTCACATGAAGACGAGCAAAGCAGTACTGTTTATCGCCACGATCCTGATGCTGGTTGTTCCGGCCATGGCCGTGGACCTGTACGTGGGTGGCACGTACATCGACGCGAAAACCGAGTCGCCGACACGCGACGCCTGGGGTGGAGAAGCGGAGGCCAGGATCCCGATCGGATCTGGGTTTCAAGCCGGGTTCGGTGTCGGGGGTCAGCTGTGGAATCTTCGCGCAACCGATCCAGCGACGAACGGGAATGTGTCGACCGCTGTTTCAGGGAACGTCAAGGCGATACCGCTCACGGCCTCTGTTCTCTGGGGGACTGAAGTCGGTGCCGGTATCAGTATCCTGGGCCAGATTGGGGTTGCGTACAACCACATGGACTACGACATCCACGCACATGCGACTCAACGGTCAGGTGAGTGGACCCGCACGGTTGCCTCGAATAACGACTACAACGCTGGCAACATTTGGACCGCGCCGGCGCTCCTTTACGTCACCGTCCCTCTGGGTGCCGAGACGACTCTCTTGTCCTTAGGCGGCGGCTACCAGTGGCAGCTGAACGCTTACAACCACGGGCGATTCGCCGAGGGGTTCATTGCCAAATTGGGGATCGTGCAGCGGTTCAACTAGACGGCACGTTTTTGTTCGAGTAGGGCGTCCCGCTCGTTGCGGGGCGTCCGTCCTTTTTGGAGATAATCCTGTGAGTACATCTTTTGGGTGCCAATGCGAGGAACGGAAGAAGCCGGTTAGGGATCGCCGCTGGGTTGTCCTCAAGCGTCGCCACAATACGTCGGCTTTTAATGGGTATCGGAGAACGTACTCTGACTACTCCACCGTTTACTGTCAGGCCTGCGGGCAACTGGGCCGAACGAAAGCCGGGTACGTGTCACAGTTGGCTGACGAGTGACAAAGGAAGGATCTAAGTATGACAACGAATGGAATCAGCAAAAAACTGGCGATCGCGATCTATTGCGTGGACAAGATCATCGCGGCGCCGGACAACTGGACGAAAGTCTGCGTGGCTTGTATTGGCTGCTTTGCTATCACCGTGCAGGCCTACTTGGATCGGGGGCCAAAGAATGCAAACTGAGGTTCGTCTATTATTTTTCAGTGGGCGCAGCGTCGTCTCTCGGATCATACGGTTCCGCACTTGGTCGAAGTGGTCGCACGTTGCGATCCTGGTCAGTCATGGCGACACCACGCTGCTGCTGGAGTCAAACCCTGGCGGCGTGACGGTCACGGGTGACGTCCAGGAGATATACAACCAGATCCAGGAGGCTTATGTCTTGACGTTGCGGCCAGAGCTCGCAGAGCTGCTCGACGGTCAGGCTATGATAGATTTCATGCGAAAGCAGAAGGGCAAGAAGTATGACTATCCGGCGGCGTTCGGGTTTCTCTTTCGGGCAAAAGAAACGCGCATTAGCAAGGGCCTCTGGTTTTGCTCAGAGATTGTGTTTCAGACTGTCCTCGAGGGAGGCCTCGCCCTCCTGGAGCGGGTGGATGCCTACAAGGTGTCACCGGGCCTGCTGTACATGAGCCCGTTAATGACCCATCGGTTCGGTGGGTGAATCTAACAACTGAAACTTTAGGAGACAAACGTATGAGTATGACATCAGGAGATGTGGATTGTGAAAGCAGATCCCGACGGATCCCTAGTGTGCTCGAGGAGCAGACTTGTATAATTGGCGAGCTGGAGGCGGCTGTGTCGGCACTGTGCAATCGTCTGGGACCTGTTCGGCTGGATCAGCCGGAGGCTCCCAGCAGTCAAGACTCGAAGCCGCAGCCTGGATCGCCTTTTGCGAGCCTCTTGGAAAACAACAATGACATGATCCGAGCGATCATCTACCAGGTGCGATACCAGGTAGAGAACCTGGAGATATGACATGGTGGCTCCCTACAAAGACAACTGTAACGAGGAAGAAAACTCCGCGGACCACATAATTATGCGATCGGTGTCAGGGGCAGACGACTGTAACGAAGAGGCGTTTCGTCTGGCAGAATACCTGATGAAACGGTACGACGAGAAGATCAAGGAAGAGGCCGCCAACCGGGGTTATAGTCAGGAGCAGTTCGATGCTTTCAGGCAGGGAATGGCCAGCGGGATATCAAATCTAGTTTTGTTGGTTGCTGCTGGGGTTGTGACATTGATCAATCCCAAGAAGAGGCCGGAGTGATAATTATGGGGAGTCCAGAAACAGAAAACTACTTTAATGGCGAGTATGATTGCGAATCCAACGCACTGCCAACAATAGAAACCGCAGGGGACATACTCAAGCAGTTTCTGCTGCTCAATAACTACGACGGCCTGTGGAATCCCGACGTGCCGTGCGGGTGTCTGATAACAGACCTCGTTCCGTGTGACGGGCCATGCCATGAGTGCAAGCCAGGATATAGACGGGAGTACAAAGCAAGTGATAGATGCGGCTGTGACGCCGAGGGCATCGACCACTGGCACGTAGGCGGCAATCCAACAAAACGAGTAGGGGATCCATAATGGACCAGAATGAGTATCGCTACATGGGTGACACTCTCAACTCGTTTGATGCATGGTGGGATGTCTTATGTGCCATGGCCGAGGACAAGGGGGCGTTGCCGTTGGTTGGAGAAAAAGAGGACCACTACGAAACCTGGCTGGACAATGTCCCGCCGTTCGAGGCGCTGTGCGAGCTGGCGGCGCGGGAGCAATAATTATGGCGATTAGTGAAGAGAAGTACATCGAAGCCTTAGAAGAAAACCGGCGGCTGCAGAGGCGGCTGGATGATTACCGCAGGCGCCTGGGCATGGTGGGCAGGATAGCTGGGTTCGCCCTGGATCGCTTCCGACTTGAGCCGGCAGATGTCACAAAGCATTGGCTTCGCGGGGTGCACAACAGGCTGAAGCAGATCAAAGTCCATGCGAATTGAGCAAAAAAAAGGGCCCCGCAATGGGGCCCTTTGGTTTCATGCTTTGACTTTCTGATCTGGCGGCCTCCCGCCGTATGTTTTCTGTTGGTGACACTCCCGACACGGGAGGATCCAGACGCCAGGTACACGCCCGCGCCGCAGCCGGCGACCGTGCAGAGTGCAGCGGTCCCGGCCCTTGACGATCTCGTGCTTGTCACATAGGTCGCAGTTGTAGTTCCCGCCCCAGGCCATGTCAGTCCCCCGCTCGCACGATCGGCTTCTTGAATCCCCCCAGGGATGCATGCCCCTTGGAGGTCAAGTCCAGGGCCGCCCGGGTGTACTGCTCTGGGGTGAAGTATTCCCCGCAGCTGCGGCACTTCCAGAATCCCTGGTTGAACACCAGGTCCCGGGGCTCCCCCTCGCAACGGTTGCAGAGCATTTTAACGTAGCACCTTTTGCAGCCGCATGGCACCGCTCGCTGCACTTGCCGGCGGGCCTCAGCCATGGACTCGACACTGAAGGAGTGCCGGGTATTCTGGATCCCGCAGCGGTAGCCGGGGTTCAGGGTGACGGTGATCGCGGGGTGATCCCGCTTGCCGCCGGACTCTTCGACTTTGGCGGTCTTGATGCTGCGCTCGATGTACTCGCGTGTAGTCATAGCTGGATCTCCATCTTGTTGAACAGGTCCATGATTACGGCGGCAGCCAGGCGCGACGGGTTGCGGCGGCCTGCCTCCCACTCTTCGATTGTGTACGGGGAAACCATCAGGCGATCAGCCAGGGCGACTTTGCGCTCGTAGGCGTTGGCTCCCGGGAATTCGCGGTGTAGCGCTTTTACGACGTCCTTGATGTCTGGCATTAGACTCTCCTCTCAGCTGCGTCCAGGCGCGCCTGGCCGCGTTTCACTTCTTGGACCAGGCCCCAGTACTCCTCGCATGCAACGGCGAACAGGCGGCCCCACAGAGGGCTGTGAGCGCCCCAGGACCCGGTCAGTTTATGATGCATCAGGTGGGCAACCTCGTGTAGCAGGGTGCCGGCGTTCATGCCGGCGGGGTACAACTGGATCTCGCAGCGGTTGGACAACAGAGGCCGGATACGACCGCATAAACAGCGGGTGTTGCGGGTTTCAGGCCTCACCTGGATCTGGTGCGACAGTCGCATCCCGATCAGGGCGCTCAGTGGACGCGCCTGGCGAACATTGAGGCGAGTCTTGTACGCCCGCAGGATGGGCTTGCGTCCGTATTCCGGGATCCTGGACGCGCCGTTTTGGTGCTCGAGTCTCGTGCCTTTGAATCGTTTGCATCCCATTGTGTGTCTCCTGTTGGGGTCTGGGGCCCCGCAGGGCCACGTTGGTTGGTTGCTACTCGATGACGGCGTCGAAGACGAAGTGGCTGCAGTGGCGGCACTGGTAGTCGTCCTCGGTGTCGGTGATGGACTTGACCAGCTGCTGCTCGTAACGGTAGAAGGTCCTCTCCATCGCGTCCTCGCAGCCACAGGATGGGCACTGCAGGGCGTGGTCCTTGCATTTTGCCAGCAGCCGGGGGGACTCGTCCATGGGGACCTCGTGGATGGAATCCCACTCGTCGTCGTCGTTGCAGTCCAGGGTACGGACGCAGCAGCCGTCGACCGACTGGAGCATCTCGAGGCTGTAGACACGGGTTCCGAGGAGTTCGGCGAACGTGCGGGCGTCCTGGAGGGCCGCTACGCCCGTGAAGTCGACGGAAGTGGTCACAGGGTCCCCATCTGCGTCCCGCCCCGCGTAGACGCTCAGGCGGTAAAAAGTAACCTCCTCGCCAGGCTTAGGTGCGGTGGGGTCGCCGGTGATGATGGGCGAGGCCTGTTTGGGCTCAGACTGCTTGGGCTCAGACAAGGCGGCGAGGGAGTGCAGGCCCTCGCAGACGGCCCGGCTGGCGGTGGTCATCATGTCCATATAGGCGTGGGTGGAGGGGTCGATCATCTTGTCGACCTGCTTGCGGGCGACGAAGGTCGTGGCGTCGATCATGTAGGCCAGGTCGCGGAGGGTTAGTTCCATCTCCTCGTGATCGCTAGTGGCGGCGTGGAGGAACAGGCTGGCAATGCGGGTGGCTTCTTTCAGTTCCATGGTGTTCTCCTTGTTAGCAGGCGTTGGCAATGAGGCGGTAGAGGCTGCGGAGTGTCCGCATGTCCCTGGCGACGCTGATCCGTGGGATGGACCCGCGCTTGCAATTCTTGACGCTGATGGGCATGTCGGCCAGGGCCAGGCGCAGGGCGAGGCGGTAGTCGGCGGCGTTGCTCCAGGTACCCAGGTTGATGGTGATGTCTTTGGTTCTCATGGTTAGCTCCTTCTCACTTCGATTTTGCGGGCGGCTGCGTCGACCCAGTAGCTGGTGCCCTGGTCCTCGCCGCAGTTCATCAGGTCGGTGGTGCCGGCAACCATGACGGCTGCCTCGCGGTAAGTGTGGGCCCACAGGCCGGCCTCGAGTTGAACGCCGCCATCGTAGTCGCGGATGATGACGGAGTAGTGATGGGTGGGGTTCTGCTGCTTGTGGTACTCGGCTGCCATGGCTCCCATGGTCTGCAGAGCATCCTGCTTGTCGTCGGTGTAGTAGCTCTTGGGCTCGTCGACCTGGCCGCTGACGCGGTACTCAACGATCCACTGATCCCATTCGGTGTCGCGTCTCAGCTGCAGGGTGACGGTGTCGCTTAGTTGCATTTTGGTGGCTGCCATGTCTGTCTCCTTGTCTGAATGTTGTTGTTCGTTTCTCATACCAACCATATCGTACATTGTACGGGGGAGACATAACAGAAAAATATCTGCATTATGATAAAATAATTCCAGGGGGGCTCGGGAAGTGGCGCTTCCCATCCGGGAAGTCGGGCTTCCCAGGGAGATCACCAACCAGGCCCAGGGGATTAGGCTTGACAAAAACCCCCATTTATGGTACAGGAGGGGCACTTTTGGAGCTATGGATGGCCAAGCAGGGCAAGAAAGCCAAAACGCGGACCAAGACTACCACAGCCCAGCCCCCCAAGAAAAAAAGATCTCCCCGGTGCCCCTACTCAGAAAAAGACCTCGAGATGATCACGAATTTTGCGCTGCTCTCCGCAACCAACGAGGAGATTGCGGGTTTCCTGGGGATCCATGCCTCAACCTTTCAGCGGAGGATTAAGGCGCACGCCGCGTTACGCCAGGCCTTAAAACGCGGGCGCGCAGTGGCAGACGCCAACATCGGCCAGCGGCTCTACCAGCGGGCCTACGGCTACTCCCATCCCGACGTCCATATCTGCCAGCACCAGGGCCAGGTGATCGTGACGCCTATCACCAAGCACTACCCGCCCGACACCGGCGCCCTGGCGATCTGGATGAAGAACCGCACCCGGGCGATGACCAACCCCTGGAAGGACCGGCACGACGTCAACCTGACCGTGGACGAGAACATCTTCCCCGAGGACCTGCTCGAGGGCGTGGCTGGCTACATGCGGAAAAAGCACCTGGAGGCTCGAAGTGGCGACGACAAAGATTGATCCAGACCAGCGCAAACTGCTGGCCCGTCTCGGTCGGCCGCTGATGGAGTACTCCCCGCTGCCGGCGGCGCACCAGCACCACATGACCACAGCCAAGAACGCCTGGATCATGGGAGGAAACCGCTCGGGCAAGAGCGAGTCCAACATCGGCTACGATATGTGCGCCTATGCGATGGGATGCCACCCCTGGCGTACCACGCCCAAGAGGGCGATCATCTGGGCCGCGACCATCAACTGGCAGATGGTTGGCAAGTTGCTCTGGTACGAGAAAGTGTCACGGTATATCCACCCGGCCAACATCACGCAGATTGTCTGGCACAATAAACAAGAGGAAATCCCTCGAGAAATACGATTGATCAATGGCAACCGGATAGAGTTCAAAGCCTACGAGCAGGGACGCGAGGCCTTCCAGGGTCGAGCGATCGATGCGTTCTACGGAGACGAACAGGCAACCAGAGACTCAGAGGCGATCTGGCAGGAGATCCAGGCTCGACTCATCGATCGAAACGGCTTCAGCCGCCAGAGCATGACACCGATCATACACCAGCAGTGGCTCGAAGACCGCATCACGAATCTTCCGGCTACGGATTCGATCCAGTACGCGGATCTGAACGACAACCGACGAAGCCGTGGTGGCTACTGTGACGATGCAGAAATCGACGCACTGATCGCGGAGTGGCCGGAAGAAATCCAAGAGACGCGGATCAAGGGATACTTCGCCGCCTTCGCCGGCGCGGTCTATCGCTCCTACCGCTCCGACGTCCATGTCATTGAGCCGTTCAGGATCCCCAACACCTGGGACAGATGGCGCTGCATCGACTGGGGGTTCAACAACCCCTTCTGCTGCTTGTGGCTCGCCCGCAACCCTGACGGCCAGTTCTTCGTCTACCGCGAATACCACAAGGCGCGCGAGCTGCTGCGCACCCACGCCGAGCATATCCACGAGGTCAGCCAGGGCGAGCGCTACCGCTGCACCTGGGCCGACCACGACGCCCAGGATCGCTTCGAGTTCGAGGACCTGGGCATCGACACCATCCCGGCGATGAAGGACGTCAGGCGCGGCATAGAGTGCGTCCAGGCCCACCTGAAGGTCCAGGCCAACCGCCAGCCGAAACTGTACATCTTCAACACCTGCGAGCAGCTGCGAAGGGAGATGCCGGCGTACAAGTGGCACGAAACCAAGGCCGAGACGTCCGACCCCAAAGATGAGCCGTTCAAGGTCAACGACCACGCCCTCGATGCGCTGCGGTACGGGATCTATGGCGTGGCCGGCGAGGCTTACTTCAGCGCGGAGGATCTGGCGGCATGAGCAAGGCGTACAAACCCATCATGGAGCGCCTGGCCGGCATGCCCATCGGACACGGCTACGGATCCCGCCTGCTGCGGGAATACTACCGGCATATGGTTGGGGGCGTCAGCTGGCCCTCGGCCAAGATGCCCGGCTTTTGTGTGGTCCTGGGGCTCTCCAGGATGCGCGACCGCGGAGTGCATAACATTTTCCTCCTGGATGAGTTCAAGTCCCCTGACACGCGCAGCCTGGTGGCCCAGATGGGCGGCATGCAGGTCAAGTACGAGATCGATCGGTGGATGGGTGACACCGACAACCTGCCGGCGGTGAAAATCAAGAACGAGTGGAACATGCGCAACACCACGCCCGAGGATGACGAGGGCTACATCATGGTCAGCCGTTCACCCGTGGTTGACATGGACACGCCGTACCAGTATATCTTGCCGCAGATCCAGCAGATGCTGGGCCGCGACAGCCGGCAGCTGTTCCTCAAGAAGGGCGAGGTAACGAACTACATGGCAGGGATCCAGAACTCGCAGATGAGTGCGTACAAAATGGGTGACATCCCGCCTATCGAGGCGCTGGGGTTTGCCATGGTCGCGATGACCAAGCATATTGAGCACTGTACGGGCGACCGGGAGTTTATCCCGGGCCCGAAGAAACCCATGTCACCCTTTGCTTACTGATGGAGACGAGTATGGAGCCGATGACTGAAGCAGACGCAGCGAGAGGATTGAAAACCGAGAAAGCCCTCGAGGACCTGGCGACCGAAGGCCAGTCGATGGGGACGGCAGAAGAGATCACCCGGCTGCGCATCGACCTGACCACGCGCACAGCGATCGCCAAGAGACTCGCGCGGGGCCCGCTTACTGGGGATCACCCCAACGGCATTGACGTGGCCGGCATCCTGAAGGAAGTCGAGCAGGTCTATCTGGACCTCAAGACCGTCCAGCTGCGGCTGGAGCGTCTGGAGCGACTACTGGACACGAGCGAGGTCGTGGTATCGACGTCCGACACCGCCGACAAGGAGGGAGCCGAGGCGTGAGCCCTGACCTGTTCCCTGCAGCCTGGCTGGCCCACTGGCCTGGGACGACTGCGTATGTGTGCGACACGCACAAGCAGCAGCTGGAGAACCTGGCGCGCACCATGGGCTGGGACCTGCAGTGCGAGCCGTGCCCTGACACGATCGAGACTTGCAAGAACTGCGTGAACGAAGCAATGAAATAGTGCCAAAAAGAGAGTAGGCATAGGAGGCCTGATCCCCTCCGAGATGCCGTATACATCGCAGCCTATACGGGGCCGTGACTGGATAACACCAGCGCGGCCCCGTTTCTTTTTGGCCAGAAGGGAAACCATGAAAAACCTATCGGTAACAGGACACAAAGGCGAGCAGCTGGTCACCCGGCTGCTGGAGATGCGCGGACGCTACGAGGATGGCAACATGCCAGCGTTCGAGCAGATGTCACTGTGTGAGGACTTTACGATCGGTGAGCAGTGGGATCCCGACGACTTTGCTTACAACGAGGCCAAGCGCCGGCACTCGTTGACCATCAACCAGATCCTGCCGACCGTAATGCAGATCATCGGCAACGAGGTCCAGAACCCGCGTGACATCGAGGTGATGAACCTGACGGCCAAAGAGGCCACCAAGACCCGACTGATCACGGCGCTGGCGAAAGCCGCCCTGGACCGCAACCAGGCCACCAGGAAGAAGAGCAAGATGTTCCAGGCCGGCGTGACCAACGGGCGTGCGTACATGGGCATGGACGTTGACTACGAGATGGATCCCGAACGCGGTGACCTTGAGGTCAAGACCGCGTCGACCTTTATGGTCCTGCCGGATCCCTCCTGCCAGCAGTACAACATGAACGCCGTTGGCAATGGTGCCCGGGGACTGATCGTTGATGAGTGGATGCCCAAGGACCTGATCCACGGCTGGTGGCCGAAACGGCAGCGGGCCCTGGGCGCGACCAACTACGACGCCAACCGGACGACCGGGTTTTCCAACTTTGTCGAGCGGCTGCACAGCATGATCTTTGGTGCTGGCCGGCAGTGGGACACCAAGAACGACTACCGCCAGCAGCGGAACCGCTTCAAGAATACCGAGAAGGAAGAGTTCAATCGCTGGAAGGATGACTACCGCGTCAGCACCTACTTCTGGAAGACATACAAGCCGGGCGCGATGCTGCGGCGCCTCGACCAGCCGAGCCGGTTCCAGATCCTGACGACCCGCAGCGCAATCAAGTACGCCGAAGAGCGCCTGGAGGCAAACCCCCAGACGCCGGCGGTCCTGATCAAGAAGGATCGCCTGGGTAGGCCCTTGATGGTGCCGATTCTGAACAAGGCCCTGCTGGTTGGCAACGTCCCGCTGGCTGCCTGGGAGGATCCCTACGACGGGATCCACGACTACCCGTATGTCCGGTTCTCCCCCTACTTTTTCGACGGCAAGGAGTTCGGCCTGGTCGACAACCTGATCGGCCCGCAGCAGACCTTGAACGCCTCCTGGTCGATGGGCATGAACCTGCTCAAGCAGCTGGCCAACACCGGCTACAAGGTCGGCGAGTCTCACAAACTGTGGCTGGACTGGCTGGAGCAGAACGGGGGCAACGATGGCGTGGTCATCCCGCTGGACAAGTTCGGCGGCGTGGTCGAGCGCATGGAGCCCAACCCGTACCCGGTAGCAGCGGATGGTGCCGCGGAGCGGAGCACCCAGCATATCGCCGAGATCGCCAACGTCCGGCGCGAGATGCCGACGTTCGACTCCAAGGACATGAGCGGGCGCGCCATCCTGGCCAAGCAGAACGCCGCGATGACTGGCAGCGCTTCTCCGTTCGGGAACTACGACGCCACCAGCGAGCAGTTTGCGGTCCTGACAACCAAGATGATCCTGCAGGCCAACATGTATTCTGAGGACGAGATCCGCAGCCTGGTCGACGAGGAGGATCTGATCGATCCCGAGATGTTCGAGCAGGCGCGCGAGCTGATCATCGCCACGTTGCCACAGGACGCCCTGGAGCAACCTACGCCCCCTGAACCGTCCCTGATGATCGAGCAGGACCTGCGGACCCAACAGGACGCCCTGGAGCAGTACAGCGTCCACAAGCGGGCGTGGCACAAAATGATGGACGACATTGACGAGGCCACCAAGGAACTGGCGATCGACATGCTGCTCGACGAGCTGCCTCGCCTGAAGTACGGCAAACTGGCTGCCCGCGCATCGGTCGCCGAGGCTGCCGCCACCTTCCGCGAACGCAAGGCCGCCGAGATGATCGACCTGAACAACATGCTGCTGGCCTCGCAGTACCAGCCAGTGCCGCGTGAGGACCTGATCAACGCAACAGACGTACCCGGCAAGGAGAGGATCATCGCCGCCCAGGTGGGCGACGGTAGGGCCCTCCAGGAACAACAGCCTGCACCAGCAGGCGCAGCGTAAAGGAGACAATCCATGGCGCGTAAAACTGAGAAGAAGGCCTCCGAAGTGGTGGCCCAGGAAGAGAAAACTGTACGGCTGCCCAAGGCCGCCGAACCCTTTGTCCCGCCCCCAATGGATCCCGAAGATGTGACCACAGAGCTGGACGAAGCCGCCGAGATCCTCGAGGGCCCCGACGCGGAGGCTCTGGCGCGGATCCAGGAAAAAGCCAACCAGACCCTGATCGGTCTGAATGCTAAGACCGTAGACAAGCCGCATACTTTGACGGCTGACGACATCAAACAAATGGAGGCGCGCCTTGACCTGCTCACGACGCGCTGCAACTCCTCGACGCAATACACCGAGGGGCAGTACTGGACCTGGAAGTATGAAATCAATGCGATCAAGGCCGGTGTCTGGTATCCAAGCATCGCCATCCCGGCGAATCCGAAGCAGGCAACCCTGAAGGGCATCATGATGTAGGTGCTCTGCCCTGGCCGCTGGGGTGCAGCGGTGTCACCCATGCCGCAGGGGGTAAACTGCGGTGTCACGGTGTACTCCACCGGAGTGAAAAGGAGATCATGATATGGCAAGTCTGGATGAACTGATTAACGAAGAAGGCCAACCCCTTGAGCCTGACGAAGCCGAAGACAAACTTGATCGACAGATCGAGGCTGCCTCCGATGGTCAGGATGACGACACGCAGTCCAGCGATCAGCAAGCCGCCGGCCCCGCAGCCGGCCCCGCAGCGCAGCCCGAGGGCGAAGCGCAGCCGGCAGAAGATCAAGAGCCTGCAGAGAAGAAGGACGAGAGCGAGGACCGCTCGATTCCTGAACCTGTTGCGCTCGCGTGGAAGAAGGGCGAGAAGGAAGAACGCCGCCGGGCAGAGATGCTCGAGCAGCAGCTCGTCGACAAGGAGTTGGAACTGGCAGAAGCGAAAGCCGGCAAGGAAGCAGGCACCGCCCCGCTTGAAGAGTGGATGGCGGCCCAGGATGACGAAGACGTCACCATGAACGATGTTCCAGTTAAGGTACAGCTGGCGCAGCGCAAGTGGGAGGAGAAACGTCAGCAGCAGGCCGCACCCCCTGACGCAGCGCAGATCACTCAGAAGATCCGGCTGCAGCAGCTCCAAGCCATGGAGGGGCGCGAACGCGCTCTGGCGACCATGGGTGCACCTTACCTTGCCCAAGAGGACCAGGCGGCCATCATGGGCGACCCTGACCCCGTCACAAAGGCTCTGAACCTCTCCTGGGAGCGGATCATGGCCAAGGGGTCCGAGGCCGACAAGGCAGCCGCGTTGGCTCTCTATCCTCCTGCCAAAACGAAACCCAAAAACCAGCCGGGTGGCAAGACGGGCGGCGCCTCGAGGGACGAGGAAGCGACCGACGAGAAACTCGGCATTGATGACCAGGACGGGTACACGGCGGGTAAAGAGATCGATGACTTGGTGTCACTGATCAACGCCTGACCCTCCTTGGTAGGAGTTAGCAATGGCAACGACCCAAATTCTGTCAGCCAATGCGCTCACGCGCAAACGCTGGTCGGACACAATGTTCAAGTACATGCTGCAGAATATGCAGCTGACCAAATTGATGGGCCAGGAGGGTGGAGCCACGGCGATCGTGGTCAAGAACGATCTGCTCTCTCAACCTGGTGACCAGGTCACGTTCCAGCTGGACATGCCCCTGACGGGAGCCGGCGGGTACGATGATAGCGACATCGAATCGAACGAAGAGGCTATGTCGTTCTACAACTTCCCGCTCGTCATCCACGAGCGCTCACACGGTGTGCGCAGCGCCGGTAAGATGACCGACCAGCGCACCGGGTTCAAGATCCTCGAGCGCGGCGGGACCGCGCTGGGACGCTGGACCGCGGAGCAGGTTGAGAACGACCTGCTGTACGCTCTCTCTGGTGTCGGCAACCAGGGCGACTATGTCGGCGAGGGTAGCACAAGCATCCTCACCGTCAACGAGAAGGCCCCCCACGCCAACCGTATCTGGTACGGCGGGCAGA